CTAGAGGTTTAGTATTAGCAGATAATGGTAGTTTAATATCTACCGAGTATGATGCTTTTTGTTGGGATACTAAAGATGATAATTATTATAATGTTTGTCAAAAAGATTATGATACTGGTAATGTTTTAAAAGTTCCAGTTAGTTGGGCTGAAGAATATGTAGGAAAGATATCAGGTAAAAAATTTCTTACGACACCTAGATATCAATCTCATGGTCGAGGTATGAGCCAACAAGGAGCCTATTATATGGCGATGGAATTAGGATATACTAGAGAACAAATATTATCGTTCTTTTATGGTAATAGTTCAAGATTAATGTCTATTTATGCATCTAGTTATACAGGAGAATTTCCTCTTAATCCTAATGACCCAATATATCAAAATTTAGATTTCTTAATTAATAAATCTTTAGATAGTTTATTAATAGCTAATGATACTAATACAGGAGAATTTAATAATTATTTAGCTAATATTGTTGAGACTTCAGGAGTTGGAACTAGAGAAGCAGTTGTAAATGTGGCGGTATCTTTAATTGGCTCTTTAGCTAATATGGGATATAAATTAAATTACCAATGGGGTGGCAAATACTTTTTGCCAGGTGTTAATCCAAGTTGGGGTAACCAAAGAAGCACAGGAGTTTGTACTAGTTATGGCAAACTTTATGATATTAATAAATGTATAACACATTATAAATGGGCTAGTTTTGATTGTAGTGGATTTGTAAACTGGGCACTTCTAAATGGTTTTAATCTTAATAATTATGAAGAACTAAAAGGAAGAGGAATATATTCGAAAACCCAAACCAATTTAGCTGATAGAGTTAATTTAAATGTTAATAGTGCTGTTTGTCAAGCAGGAGATGTTTTAATTAAACCAGGTGCCCATATTGTTTTAATTGTTGGTACAGATGATGCAGCAAAAAAATATATAGTTAACCATCATTTGGGGTTATTGAGAAAACTGAGCAATAAAGCCTCGATATTTATAAAAGATATGAATTTAAATGAGCAGAACGCTCATAACTATTCAATCATTTTTCATGTGGCAGGTCAAGCGTTTTGCTATGCTTTCTATTGGTATGTTCAATTGATGCTAATTGGTGGAAAATGTGTGTTCGTTTCCTGCCGGCCTCAGCGGGAATACTGTGGCGATTGCCACAGCGTAAAAAAAAGGGACAGTAGAGTAATGATACTCTTTCTGTCCCTAAAAAGTTAAAATATATTAAAAATACCAGGCGATGATCATATCCGCTTTAACATATCCGCCGGTATTTCCCTGTACTTTTACAACATCGCCTGCCACAACTGGTATATCGATATACCCGCTCATTGTTCCACTCGTATTTTCTCCCCAGTAATCACTTGTAAATCCCTGTGTACTCGAAGGAATTTCTGTAAATAAGACATTATTTTTAAGAATGTTAATGCTAAAGCCGTTGGCGTTGTGTGGAGCGGAAGAATGTGCGGAAAATTTGGTATTTAATCCAATTTTTCCGGATTTCGGAGTTTTATCCACCGTGAATTCGATTTCTCTTGTTTCATAAAAAAACTTCGGTATGGCCGTAACGCCATATTCATCCGGATCATCTATAACATCCTGTCTCCCCTGATTCCTTCCGTTTTCAAATTGTAGATCGTATACTTTTTGTATTGCGGCACAAATTCCATCCGGGCTATTCGGGTTTGGTGTGAATCCCAGCCCTTTAAGATAATTGTATATCTTATTCACACCATCCTGAAAAGACGTTTTTAAACTATTGATTGTATTTGCTATATCAGCAAATTTTATCTCTGCCGATTCGCCATCATCAAACTCAACATCGCTTGCTTTTGTCCAAAAAGAAATTCTTAACCAGAGCCTGCTTGTCTCATCAATTAATTTCCTGAATTTTCTGCCGGTTAATATCTGTTCATTAATAACTGCCATATAAATTTCCTCCTTTTATTGCAGCCAAAAAGCACCCCGGAAGGCGCTTTTGTGTTGCAATTTTATTATTTTATTTCAAACTTTAAATCCAAATGATCTCATTATCTGATACAGATCGATTAACTGAATTAGACTGATTATCTGATATGGACTGATTACCCGAAAGAGCTGTAAGTTCTTTATGGATATACTCTTTTAAATCAGTATTCGTGTCATTTGATAACAGCCTGAGCTTCCCGGCCGCGCTTATCTCCGGTTCTTCATCAGAAAGCACGAACGGTTGTTTTGGTTCTATTGTTAATAAGTGCTGCTGTAAATTATAAATACGATTTTCGATTGCATTTAAAAAGTCAGCGAAGCAGCCGAATATACCTTCCTGGCTATTAATATACTCGTTTGCTTCACTATATTTGCCCTGAGAGATTAAGGTATGATATGTATCCATAATATGAATATGATCAAGACTGACATCCTGAAAGAATATCAATGGATCGATTTTTGCCGGATAAAAGGACAAAGAATTGCATAACATCTTATTTAATCACCTCCCACCCATACATCTCCTTCAAAACAATCAACATCTTCCTCATTTTCTTCAAAATAAATGCTCTGCTGAAGCTGTTTTGCATATTTCTGTGCGTTATAAATTTCATCTTCCCATGTCCGGAAGACTTCGGCGTCTATCATATATTGAGAAAGCATTTCTTTGTTTTCCTGAAGAAGTTGTGCCGCCTGAGCGTATTGTCCCTGAGAATGTAAAAACTTAATCTGATTGACAATAGATGCAATTTCATCCGTTATATCTGAAAAATTATGTTTCGTAATTTTTTTGGTTGGAAAGCTGCTGTATTCAGTTTCATATTTTGACATAAATATTAACTCCTTCTATTCATTTTGCTTTGGAATATATATTCATTTTTTATTTTCCAACAACCACTTTTCAGTTTTTCCTTTCCAAAATTGCGGGACATCATTTAGTGTCCATGCCTGTCCTGTTTTCGTATTAATTTCTTTATTTTCAATTTTATTTCCATAGAACGCTCCCATTAATTACTCCCTTCTGCCGCCATATCTGATACGGCCTGTCCTAAATCTTCGATAGCTTCATCCTGTGTATTTTGTCCTTTTTCTAATGCGGAAACTCTTTCTTCGAGGATTTCTTCCCTTGTTTTTGGGCGCAGACAAAATGTAATCGCAACATGTCCATCGGTCTCTTTTGCTTCGATTCGATCTAAAACCATTTTGTTATAGATGCCGATTGTAAGGCCGTCCTCATTTATAATTGTTATTTGCTCCAGATTTTCCCGTGTGAATTTTTCCCACAGTTCGTAAGCTTCCGCCTTTGTTACAACTTCGATCGTTATCGCACTAATCCCCTGAGCCGAATCGAATTTGATTTCTGTACCATCGACAAGTGTCAGTTTGTCGTAGACTATATTGTTTTTCATAAATTTCCTCCTTTATAAAAATATTTTATAAAAAGAAAAGACCCTTACAGGTCTGATTCTCTTTGTAATACATCAGTATATTACCGTAATTTTAGCTTTAAAATTTTGATATACCAGTTTGGTGTTGTAATAAAAGGCTCCGGTTCCACATTGTGCTGCAATTTCTCCCGTCGTTTTGTTGTATGTATAAGCTATGTTAGAAATTGTACTTGCGGATCCTGAAACGATGTTTGTAAATTCGATGTTAATATTATCCTTTGTTATGTTTTTAAAATTGGGGAAATTGCTTATGGAGAAATATACGATTCCGCCCTCGCGCCCGCTGTGCGCGGTAATTTCTCCACTTTTCCATACATTGCTTTTCCCACTGGTTCCTGCACTTAAACCTGCATTATATCTATTTGTGTAGATATTTTGTATTGCTGTACTGATTGCCGCAGGAGTTTTTGCACCTGGTGTTGCCCCACAGCTTTTGCACTTATCATAGAGCGCATCAACACCAGCCTGAAAAGTTGTTTTCATCCCATCGATTTGATCTTTCAGCGCCTTCCCGGCGGTCTGATCTAATGGAATTCCCGGTATCGTAGCAGTCAGGCTTGTGGATGTTTTTACAGGCGTGTTAGGAAATGTTACTTTTCCGGCAGTATCTATTTCAAGCGCAAGCTTTATGCCGTTTTCGTATGTAAAAATTCTAAAATTCCCGTCGTGGGCATCCATTTCCCATATGATACCTTCCGGGGAGATAATTCTCAGATTCCCGCCTTCGTCATCAGTCCATATTGCTATTTTTTCTCCCGGATTCAGGTATCCGCTGTCATTTTCAAGCTGGCTTACTTTGGCAGGAATATTATCCATAAACGCAATTTTTTTTATCCAATTAAGCCTGTCCGCATTTCCACCCCCGATAAATGCCTGCGCATTACGATAGTCCGTAATAAAGTATCCATGCGTATCCCCAGAACCAAATGCAATACCGGACCCATATACCGGAGCGCCAGTTATTCCTTCCGATGTTGTCCTTAAATTGGAAATGTAATTTCCATGCTTTGTGTCCCCTTTCGTTACAGTTCGAAATTTCTCTGCAAAATCTATAGGCAGGGACTTATTGTAAAACGGATATGTTGTGCTTGTATCCACATCTCCAACAAGTTCCCACTGAACACCATTATATCGAAATATATACGTCCGATTTTCTGCCAGATATCTGGCAGGTATTGCAGATCCTCTGTAATAAATTGGTTTTGCACCGGTTCCGGAAACATTTAAAGTCGGATTTTCTGCGGTGTTTGTAACTAAAAACTTTACAGATATTTCCGATCCATATATAAGCCCGAATCCATAACACGAGACCGTTTTAGCCTCCGTTGCCGCGTCGGTAGAGCATGTCCCATAATTTGCCCGGTTAGAAGTTCCGTCTACTATAATACCATTTATATTTCTCTCTGTAGACCATTTTTCTGCTGCTGCGGCCGTTTCTGTTTTTCCAAGTTTACGCTTTATCTCGTTATTTAGCGTATTTTCCGCCAGCTGTGCCCTTTCACTTTCCGCTTCGATTTCCTTTAACAATATTTCATTCCCAAAGGCAACACTTGGTTTTGCTTCCGGCCTGATCGTTATGTAACAATTAAATATCATTTCTGTTGCCGCAAAACCATTGTACGGCGGCATAAAGTATGCCTTGTTAAAGATTTCTGCGATTACAGCATATAATACTTCTTCCTCTTCCTCTAATTTTGCATAAATGCCAATTTCTGTTATATAGTACCCTCTCGCAGCGCCCTCATTTGAAACCACTGCAGACATCAATACACTGCTTTCAGAGATTTTCTCTTTTTTAATAAAAGGAAACTCCTGCTGCGGTTCCTTTAAGGATGTTAAATTTGTTACATCTTCATTTTCCGTAAAAATTCCGCTTCCTGTTACCACTTTTACAAATTCTATCTGTTTCCCGGAAACGGCTTCCGTCAGAAGCTCATTTCCTCTTATTGTAAGCATTATATGGTCTAATATTGCCATCTTCCTTCCTCCACTTAGAAATACCATGCAATAATCATCTCTGCTTTAACGTATCCGCCGGTATTCCCCTGTACTTTTATAACATCACCTGCCATAACTGCTATATCGACGTACCCGCCCATTGTACCACTCGTATTTTCACCCCAGTAATCACTTGTAAATCCCTGTGTGCTCGAAGGGATTTCTGTAAACAAAACATTATTTTTGTAAATGCTAATGCTAAATCCATTGGCATTATGCGGAGCGGAAGAATTCCCGGAAAACTTTGTACTTAACCCAATTTTTCCAGATTTAGGCGTTTTATCTACCGTAAATTCTACTTCTCTTGTTGCGTAAAAAAACTTCGGTGTAATCGTAATACCATATTCTTCCGGATCATCTATAACATCCTGTCTCCCCTGATTCCTTCCGTTTTCAAATTGAAGATCGTATACTTTTTGTATTGCGGCACAAATTCCATCCGGGCTATTCGGGTTTGGTGTGAATCCCAGCCCTTTAAGATAATTGTATATCTTATTCACACCATCCTGAAAAGACTGTATTACTCTATGTATAATGCCCATCATTACAGATAATTTTGTTCCAGATTCAATGTTTTCTCCCTTTTCGTTCGGACTAAATTCTACGATAAGATTACTCCCATTGCCGTTATTATCAAGTTTACTTTTTTCTATCTCCATAATTTTGCGTTCAAATTCTTCTGTTAAAACACACGCGCCTTTTGTAACAACTGTAATTTCTGCATCCGGGGATATTGTAATATAATAATCCTGCACGATCTGGCACTCCTGCAGGCCATTGTATGGCGGAAATGTATCCGATTCCTCCATGCTCTTTGTTATTGCAATAGAACACAGAAAATCTTCTGCATCTCCCGCCCTCTTCCCATAGATTCCCACCTCTGTTATTTTATATCCATGTTCCAGATTCGCATTTGAGATAACAGCTGTAAGCAAGACACATTGTGGACTAACTTTTTTATGCGTCGAAAAAGTAAATTCCTGTTTAGCATCTTTCAGAACGCGCCTCTCTTCAAGTGCACGCCGCACACGCTCTTCCTGCGTATAGTTTCCGCCGCCTACGACCATTCTTGTAAATTCAATTTTTGCACCTGCCACCGAATCGATTAGGAGCTCATTCCCCTGCGTTGTCAATACTGCTGCTTCAAACACTGCCATATATTTCCTCCTCCGTTATCTGTACCTGCTTTGTTATAAAAACCATATCCGATTTCAAAGTCTGTCTTACATCTTTCACGGACCGTTCAAAATCTATTATATTCTGCATTTTAAATGCTTCATTTGTCATTCCCGTAGAATGTTCCCTCAGTTCTTCCTGCGACTGCTCCACAAAGAAATCCACTATTACATTTCTCGTATATGACATTGCTGTCACGCCAGAGTAAAGCGATGTTTTCATTTTCCTGTGAAAAATTACCGCTTCCAGTAAAGAACGTGTATTTTTTACCTTTTTTACCGCATTTAAGAAGCTATTCCATTCAGAAAAGTCCAGCAGCCTCTTCTCTTCATACATCTCCAGTCGAAATGTATAGGGTCTCCGTTCATAATCAAACCATTCCAGCACTGCACTTTTTCCATAAAGAAATTCGGCCAGTTCCAGCACAACAGATGCTGTCCCTGCTTTCCGGTACCACAGCAGTGCTTTCTTTACAGCCTCCCTCTTTTCCTCCAGCGGCGCATCCGTATTATAATATTGTGCCCGGAATTCTAACGCAATCAGATCGATCAGTTCCTCTGGCAATATATCTATCACAGCATAAACAGATGTTTTATCGATCATAGAAAGTAATTTCCGGGCCGTAGTATTAAACGCGTAACTCGCTGCTTCCACGGCCGCATCTTTTCGCAGTACGTCCGGCAGAAAATCATACGGCATAGCATCTTTTAGATCAATCATCTTCCAGCCCTCCGTATTTTATCTGTACATCTGTTATTCTCGCAATTTCTTCCCAATTTAATGCTGTAAACTCCGGGGAATCGATGTTTACTCTTTTTGCTCCGGCCGAGACCACCAGATGTGTCAATTTGTCTGGTATAATATCCCGGCCAATTGATTCACCCTGCCATTTTTTATATTCTGCTACCGCTTTTTCTACTTTTTCCTGTATTGCAGGCACATGATTTATATCACTACTGTTTATAAAATATGTTATGTTGATCACATATTCGTGAAGAAGCGGTGCTGACACATGTACATGGTCTGTTAATGGTCTTATATCCCCTCTTTGCAGGAAAGTTTCCAATTCTTCTATCATCGTCTGCGTCGGAACTTCTCCGTTTTTAAGCAAAAACCGTATTTCAACATCTCCCGGCACCTCTGAAAATACCCGCACATCCTTAATTGCCGCATCAAATGTTTTTACCCAGTATATATATGCATCATCCGGACCTGCCACTGACCAGCTCGACGGAGTAAGGTAAATGCGCTCCGCAAGATTCCCATCATCCTCTTCGTCCGATCCACCCTGTGTTACTGTAATATTTTCCACTTTATCGACATAAGGCACCGGGTCCACTAAAATATTAAGCATCCCCACCGCATAATTGTTTCCCTTAATTCCAGCAATATTGCATATAGCATTTATTTCTCCAATGGTCCGGCCGGCCGGGATTTCCAACGTCGCCACCGTCGAAAAATATAATCCGGATACTGCCGTAACCCGCGTTCCCTTTGGGACTGTCACAACGCCCGGTCTTACCGCCGACAAAGTAAAACGTAAGGTCGTTACCGCTTTCCCGGCTTCCAGGCGTTTAACTCCCTTTAATGCACCAATGTTCTCCAGATTATCTCCATAGCTGTATTTTAACAGAGACATCTTACCGGCCCGATCCGCATACTGTGCGATCTGATATAATAACAGGCAGTTCGCATATGCAATCAAACGTATTGGATGGGCTTCTCCCATTACAAGCTCTTTGCCAGTCAGCTCCCTGTACTTTTCCCGCATCGCGCTTATGTAAAATTCCTGTAGATCTTCGATTGTCATATTATTAATAAAACTAACTTCCGGATAATCGTTTAATATCATAATATTCCCCGTTTCTTAATATAGATTACTGGTATCATCTGTCCGTCCTGCTCATATCTAAACTCAATCCTGTCTACTTCCACCCGACTTTCATATCGCTTTGTTTTGTCAATTATCTCTACGACAAATAAATTTTTAGCAATATTAATCGGTTTATCGAGAAAAGACATATCAATTCCCATATCGCGGGCTAATGGCTGTTCTCCGGTTCGGATAGAATACAACGTTGCCAGAGACTGCCGGATATCTTCAATTTCATCTTCCGGAAATCCGCTTACATTTATTACTGCTTTGTTTACATCTATCACACATATTCCTCCATACTTACATTAAGCGTTGCCTGAACGATTTCTCCCCGCCCCATTACAACGTCCATTGCTTCCGATACGGATGTAATGCAAAACTTGTTTTTTCCAATCATCCGCCCACCGATAATAAGATAGTTTACTTCTCCGGACTCTACAGCTTCCTCAATTTCATCTATAATTTCGCTGGGCCGGATACCCATATTAACATTAAGGAGGATTTTAAAAGAAATGCTGCGGTTTCCTGGCCCTGTAAATTCCGGATAATCTTTCTTCCCAATTATGCTGTGCTTTGTGTATCTCCCGGACACCTTCTGGTTCATGTCCGTAAATGTTAAAAGACATCGATCCGACGTAATGAAAACAACCCTGTTGCCCCAGCATCCTACTGCTCCCATTTACCCCCATTCCTTTCCACTTTATTCCTGTGCTTCTCCCAGTCTTTCCATAATTTCTGATAGTGTTATGCTGTATCTTCCATCCGACAACCGCAATTCCGCGGAACTTTTAATCTCTGTATATTCCGTTCCGGATAATTTCAATTCTGCAGAAGATACCTCTATCTTATCCGCCGCATTTACAACAACATCTGTTCCGGAAGTTATCTCCATGCCTTCCAGAAATTCCAAAACCGCCTCTTTTACAGCAGCATCCAAACTATTCTCCGCCTGCCGAATGTTCAAATCCGTCATTATATCCACATTGACCTCTCTGCTCTTTCCTCCTGTAACTGTAAGTTCTTCCATATTAAGATGTACAGCTTCCGATTCCAGTGTTAAAGAGATATTGGCAGATATTTCCAGTTTTGGTCCATCCAGAGTTGTTTTATTTACACCATTAAGATGCAAATTCGCAACCTTTATTAGATACTCACCGGTTATATCCGAATAACGGATATATGCCGCATCCTTTTTTCTGGACAATTCCTTCCTATAAAGCTCTTCTCCGGCTTCATAGGGCTCATATTTCCCATTCCATACCGTTCCGATAATTACCCCCCTGGAACTTCCGTTCGACAGATGAGCAACAAGAACTTGCTGTCCGATCGCCGGCATCCGATATTCATCGTTATTTGTAATCATCGGGTATTCGCATGTTACAGAATCATCCTTATCGTGATATGTCACACGCATCATGCCGCTTTTACAATTCACAGAAGATACTTTTCCGATCCGAATTTCACTGTTTGGCATCTTCAACCTCCTCACTTTCTGCTGCCGGAATCTGCAATTCTGTTCCCGGAAAAATCCAGTGTCCATTACTGGAATCTTTCTTTCCTCTTTCCTGCGCAGCTGATTCAATTTCTTCCTTATTTAAATTGTAAATCTCCGCGTAGCGAAGCGGCGAACTAAGCAGCTGTTTTGCAATACTCCATAATGTGTCGCCTTTTACTACTATATAGGTAATTCCTGGGCCAACATCTTTTTTGACCGGTATTTGATCAATCGTCACCGTCGCATTATCCATCCGGTACCCTGTGCGATGTGCAGAAATTGTCATTTGCGATGCGCTGTTTCCGCCAATCTTTGTCACAACCGAATCCAGATAATAGATCCCGTCCTGATTACCGAACCCGGATATTTCGATGCACTGGCTTGCAATCAGTTCTTTTCTCGCCATAACAGTTCCGGAAAAGGTTACATCCTTTTTATTTGCATTATTCAATGCAGCCACCGCTTTCCGCTGCGCATCTGCAGCACTGTCCGCCTCTTCATTTATCTCCATAATCCTGTTGCCACCGCCGACAACGACCATGTGATCTTCTCCTGTTCCCGGATCTGTATATGCAATTTTCGCCCCTGTATAGGTTCCCGCCAGTGTCGAATTGTATCGATACTTTGTAAAGTCTTCGCAATATAACGTTGCCACCGGCGCCGCCGCTTCACACTCCGCCTCATCGAAAATTACTATGTGTCCGGAAAACACTTTAAGCGCCAGCCCATATTTCTCGCAAACAGCGTACAGAAATTTGCAATCTGTCTGTTTATCCTGCTCTATCGCCCGAATTGGTATTTCTTCTACCTTACAGATAAGATTAACCCCTGCGCGTTCCGCAATTTCCAGCGCAATTTCCTGTACAGTAACATTTTCCCAGTTTTTTGTCCGTTCCTCTTCGTTAAATGCTTCCGATCGCGGTATGGATACTGCCCCAATCGTGCAAGTCGCGGGCGGGCCAGATACTGACACGTCGTCTACTTCGAATTCCCCGCAGTACATGCCCCAATTATCACCAGCCATTTGCCAATCCCGGAAACGAATATCCACGCGGATGTGGCTCCCCTTATCCGGCATCCATCCACGCATCCATTTTCCTTCCCTGTCCATAACAGAAAGCGATATTGAATCGCTTTCCCCGGATGCCACATCCGTATAAGAAAATGTCTTAAGATCTTTTTCGATTGCTTCTGTAATATTTTCGTTTTCATATTGAATATCTATCGATGCTCTTCTGGCCAAACTCATGATCGTCTTCTCCACTCTGGCAAGTTGCGCTGTTCTTCCGGTAGCTCTGGCGTGCAAATCAAAGCGCCTGCAGAAAATACCGCTATTTCAAGCGATTCCATATTGTTCTGCATCAGATACCCAACGTATTTTTCATTTCCATATACATTTTTGGCAACTTCATCCCAACACTCTCCCTGTTTTGTTACATACATAAAATGTCTCCCTTATAATACTTGTTTACTATCACTACGAAGAGCACCTGACTGCAATAGCAATCAGGTGCTCTTATCTTATACTGATATGTAGGGCTATGGTCGTTTCCCTAGTTTTTATTATTTATCTTCAAGCCACACTGACTTTCTCCGTTTCTGCTTTGGCCGCATAATTACTCCCAAATTCAAAAACTGTACAGAATGTCCATTCAGTAAAGGTATCTATATACTTTTCATTTGCCTCCAATTCTTTATTTGCTATAATGTATCACAAAGAAAGGAGGTACATTATGCTAAAACACCATTTCGAAGTGCTTAAATATATCTATAAGAACCAGCCAATAAGCAAGGCCAACCTATTGAAACAGTTCCCGGACTTCGAGGACTGCCTTCCGGAAATTTCTGAATATCTTTATATCAAAGATAATAACATTTTAATTCAACAAGCTGAAAATTGTAAGTTTTTCACAGAAGCCAATAAAGTTTGCAAAAATGTTTATGAATTTTCTGAATATTTGTCATCACACAGAAAAGAATACGATTATGATGATTCTATCATCCTATATTCTGTAAGTACATCTTTTCGGAAAATTTTAGAAAATAAACAAACAGAATTTAGAAAATTCATTTTTAAAACTTTCGCTTCATTCTTGAAATTTGTCATTACATATACTCTGGGCATTGTCAGCGGGCTTTTCATCGCTTATTTAACTCATAAGTTTGGTTGGTAATAATTTCTTTTCTTGCAATATACAGGGCGGCAAATCACCGCCCTGTATATTACCATCTATCAAATGGATTTTTTAACCCCGTCGGAATTGGCAAACCCACTCCATCTTTTCTGACAAGAAATAGTTCTTTCGTATCCTTATCATATTTTATGTCATATCTATTAACTTCGTGTTTCGGGACATAATCCGCCTTTAGTTCTTCTGCACTTCTAAATCCAAGCTCTCTTGCAATTTTTTCGGCTTTATCATTCCCACCAATAGTATCTAAGGTCATATAAATTCCTCCTTTGCACTTTTGAGTTTATTATACTATGAAAATATATCAATTTCAACAAAATTCTTCACTACATTTCATTGTTTCTACCAACATAAAACTATTCCTCTTTTGATAGTTTTAACATTTATCACTAGGAGAAGAGCACCCGACTGCAAATTATGCAAATCCAAATCTCTCCCGCTCTCTTGCAAACCGCTCCATAAAATCCACGAATTTATCATATTCCGTTTCCATCGCATCTTCTATATCTTCTTTCGACGGCGCGCCTCCATAAAACTGCAATGTCGGATTATATAAAATTTGAATACTGCTGCCTGAGTCATCTCCGACACCAGCGCCACCAGTATTAAATCTACCTGCGCCTCGATCCATGCCAAGCAACTTGCCTGTTTGAGTCCACAAATCGATTGAATTCCGGGAACCGTCAAGCGGAATCGCCGCTTCCGGCCCATCTTCCGCAAACAGGGCAAGGTGCGGTGTGTCGAAAATACCTCCATCTGCATGCCCCGGTATATTTTTTGAGCTTTTAAAAGAAAACTTAAAACCACTTCCCAAGCGTTCCCCCGCGCTTCCCGTAGCTGCGGCAGTCCCAAGCCCTTGTCCGAAGGTCATTTCATACGTTTTTTTCGTGTCATTCCATGACTGCATTACAGCCGCATCGATCTTATCCTGATTTCCAGCGATTGCCACCGCAATCTGCTCCGGCAGATATCCGCCTGATTCTGCAATCGCCGAAATTGCCTGTTGATACTCTTCCGATTCTGCAGCCACGCCGATCATTCCCCACATCGCGTCGATATCACCAGCCAATGCACCGATTGCATATGTATACTTGATTTCTTCGCGCATTTCTTCCGGAATTTCGACTCCCATCTCCTTATATTTCTGCTCGATTTCCTTCGTAGCTTCAAGGGCCGGCTTCATCTGTTCAAACACTTCCGCCATAGCGTCCCTTGTAGCCTGATCGATATCAACAGCTCCAATTACATCCTCTGCAAGTAAACTCAATGTTCCGTCCGCGCCTTCGTAGGCTATACTATTCAGGCGGTATCCCAGCATATCGCGGACCACGTCGTCCATTTCTCCTGTCAGGGTATCGAATTCTTCTGCATATGGAGCTATTGCCTTTGTATTTTCAAATTCAATCAGTTTCTGCCATAAATCCCACTGCCTCTGCAGATATGCCGCATCCAGATCCTTTTCCCCCGCCATGAATTCATCTGCAGGCATTTCATTCTTCATTTGGTTCCATTGCGCTTTTGTATTTTTATAGTCTTCATCGTATCCAGCCTGCCGTTCTGCCCCAATTCGATTTATTTCTGCAAATAAGTTCATCGTGGAATCGGCATCCAGATTATTGCTGTATTTCAGGTCCAGAAGATCCAGTTCGGCTTCAAGCCCGCCATCTCCATCTGACAGTGCAGCCTTAATTTCCGCAATCTGTTTCCGTAGATTCTCAATAATCTCCACTTCATCTGGCTCCAGCAACCCATCATTAAATGCGTCGGTTATTGCCTCATTTAAATCCTCACCAAGCTGCTTCAGCTCTTCCTGTTTCCCGGCGTAAAATTCATTCATCTGTGTGACAATGTTGCTATTCTCAATATCCTCACCAAGCAGCGTATTTACAGAAAGCGTAATCGCATACTGCTGCTGCGTTACATATTCCTGTACAGATGTGCAATATTCCTCCAGCTGCCCCTTATAATCCTCCATCTCCAGTTCGGACAGTTCCATTCCGATAGAAACCTTCCAGTTTGTCCTGCGAATCTCATCTGATATGTCCCGTATTTCACTTTCAAGTCCATCCAGTTCCGCCATCGCTTCCATCGATTCCCGCATCTGTTCAAGACTTTCATTTCCTACGATAAAAGAGGCCGCCTCCTGAATGTCCTGAATGGAAAGAGCAATATTTCCAAAATGTGCGTCCAGATTCGCCTGTTTCGCTTCGGCCGCACTTTTCTTTACTGCCGTCGCAATACCCGTAATAATACCGGCTACGCCTCCAAGTCCCAGAATACCTATTCCCACCGGCCCCAGACTGCCAAGCGACGCTGCCAGTGATGCAATGCCTGTTGCAATTTTATATGTCCCTAACGCGGTCCCAACTCCCACGATTGTGCCGGTTATCACGCCCGGATTCTCCACAAGCCATCCTCCGACTTTCAGGAACGGCTCTGTAAATTCACGAACAGCTTCACCTGCTTCCCTCATTTCCCGGATCATCGTCGGCATTCCCTTTACCGCAGAATCAATCACATCTTCAACTACGTTTTCCTGCCCGGCCAAACCATCCACAAACTGATTTGCAAGCATGACCACCTCTGTCAAACCAGGCCGCAGATCATCATAGACACTTATTCCAATATCTGTTATCTTATTTCCTAAAATGCCGCATTGGTTTTCAAAAGTTGCATATCGCTGTGCCGCTTCATTCACCAATGCGGTATTTTCCTGCCATGCTTCGTCAGAGGTTTCCAGTGCGGTTCCAAACATCTCACTGGCTCCGGCTGCACGAATTAGAGTATCTCTCAGGCGCACCTCTGTTATTCCCATATCAGTCAGCACCGCGATCGCACTCTTTCCATTCCGCTCCGTATTATTTAATCCTGACAGGAATGCATTAATTGCATCACTGGCATCATCCTGAAACAACTTTTTAAACTCTGCGCCAGTCATTCCAGCCACTTTCGCATACTGTTTTAATTGTTCTCCTGTCTCGGCCGCCATCTGCAGGTTGACAAGAAGTTTTGAAAAAGCGGTTCCTCCGGCTTCCGCTTCAATTCCAACCGAAGAAAGCGACGACGCATATGCCATTATTTCGGCTTCCGTTAAATTAACCTGATCCCCCGCCGCCGCTATCCGCATTCCCATGCTTACAATCGAAGCTTCATTTGTCGCCATTGTGTTTCCAAGCGCAACAACAGAACTTCCCAGATTGTCGAAATTGTCCTGCGCCATGCCGGTAATATTCGCAAACTGTGCAAACTCCGTTGCTGCCTCCTCACTTGTAAGGTTCGTTGCAACCTCCATATTGGCCATCGTCTGCGTAAATTCCATCAGATTCTGATTTTCAATTCCAAGTTGTCCGGCCGCCTCCGCAATTCCGGATAACTCCGCAGCCGACTGTGGTATCTCTTTTGCCATCTGTCGGATCTCGTCCCGCATTTGCGCCAATTCCGCATCTGTCGCAGTAACTGTCTTTTTCACACCCGCAAAAGCAGATTCGAACTCAGAGCCGACATGAACAGAAGCTCCAAGCGCTGCGGTAATTGCCGTTCCGGTCACTGCGGCAGCGCTTACCACCGCCTTAAAGCTTGTTACCGCCATACTTTCCAATCCTGAAAAGAACGGTTCCGAATTCTTAATACCTGCCTGTATAAACGTGGCCGTCTTCGCAAGCTCGAGCATTTCCTTTTTTGTTGTTTTTGCAGCATCATAGAAAGATTTTTCTATTTCCCCGGCAATCTTTATTGCCAGTTTATATGTATTATCCTGCATTTTCTCTCACTCCCGTTACTTCCTTCTGCCGATTTGATTCACCTCTTTTGCGGTCTCCATAAGCTCGAAAACGGGAAGGTTTAGAAAAAAATCTAAACCTGTCCGCGTATAAAGAGATAATTCTATGCACAGTCTGCGTAATCCTACAAGTTCAGGCAGGCTGCTCAATCCTGCCTGAACAAAAAAAGCAATACACGAGATTTAACGCGCATTGCGGTATTGATCTTTAACTGTTCAAAAAATTCTATGGGAAGCGCAGTCGCGGCAGCGGCAAGATGAAGTGTATATTCCAGCGAATTCTCCGCAAAAGCTTCTCCGGTCCCCATGACGGACAGTCGTCTGTTGATTGCGATCAGATCAGTGGCGCGTAAATCTTCCAGTCCGGTCAAATCGATACAGTCATACTGCTTTCCTTCGAATTTAACGGGAGTCTTCAATGGAATTATATAAGGATTCTCTCCCTTTGCCTTCACAGCTTCCTCCAGTTCATTCATTGTTTTCATGTTTTCCTCTATTTTATCCATTTTCTTTCCTTTCTGTCCAATTTATCGGACGTTTAGACTAACACTGCTTCCGGATTTCCGCAAGCACATCCTTGCCGTTTACGATGTAGATTTCATTCAATTTGTCCAGTTCCATTTTCTTTTCGCCGTTCATCTCGATAAGGTAGTATGTAAGCTCCAGCGTTACAGAAGCATTCATCATATCTCCGATCTGTATCTTTCCCGGTTTAAAGGCCGTCGGACGCCCCCGGAACACAAGGCGCATTCCCTGTGTACTTAAAGCGCCGCCGGAAGACTTATTTACATTTTGAACCGAAGACCGCAGAACAATTTCAGCCTGCTGGCTTGTATCCATCAGATCAAAGAATTCCGTATTAATCATGCGGAAGGGTATTTCCTGCTGCATGCTGTTAAACATACCGATTACTGCCGTATTGTATGAACCGAGAATTCCAGCGCCTTTGATCTCCGTTGTTATGGCGCTCAATTCTGCCAGATTTATCTCGCCGGAAATTCCCATCAGTTTATCCGCTCTATTGTAAACGTTAAAATAATCGATTACCTCCGGATAGATTAATTTCTTATTCCGCTCGCTCATGATTCACCTCCCGTCCCTGTCCCTGTAAGATTTTCTTTTAACATCTCCGGATCGAATTTAAGGATAAACAGAATATCTTCCGCCGGCGTATACGCAGCGATATACACATGAAAAACCACCTGACCGCTCAGAAGATTTTCGACCCTGTTTTCTTCCTCGTTGTACTCGATTCTGCCTCCCGCAAGCTTTCCGGCAGAAACAAAGCTGTTCAGCCGTATATTTTCAGAATCACAGATATTTTCAATCAGACGGTAATTCGCCGGGCTGTCAACCTTCTCATGGTATGTCGTAATTAAACTGTTCGCGATCCATGAAAATACTCTCCTGCAGTTAATCCACCGATCTTTTAATTCCTTTGTGTCCGGGAACGCAGACGTATTGTTCCCCCATGCCCGCCAGCCCGCCTCATAAAGCAGCGTTACAACTCCAATACCGTTAAGCATATTTGCCTGCTGCCTGTCCATAAAAATTTCCGTTCCATCTTCTGTCACTGCCGCCTCGGCATTTATCAGAACATTCGACGGAGAAATGTTGGGTACATCATCATTCTTAGCATCCATATGGGCGGCCATTGCGCCATATGCCGCTGACAGATAAACCTGTCTGCCTCCCATAACAACTTTCGGCCACAGCACAATCGCATGTGAATCCACATATCCGTTTTCCTTTTTGCAGACCTCCACATCCGTATGTTTCCTGGCGGTCTCCGTATCAATGTCAATCAGAGTCTCGGCCATGAATGCGCCATTGATCGAACCACATTTCGCAATCATAACAGCTGCCACTTCCGGTTTATGGCTCCATCCGGGAGCCATGATAAATGCGGCAGTCATTCCCGTTCTTGGATATACCTGCCGCATTACTTCCAGCCCATATTCTTTTCCTGTTTCCGCATCATAACCTCCGATGATGTCTTCCGCCGTTACCTGTTCCGGCGCGATGGAGGCGGATGTAATACTCACCTTTGCAAGTCCCGCCGCTTTCTCGGAAACCATCGTAATAATCAGTTTTCCGTTGTCAGAAAAGGTAAGAAGATAGTCCGTATCCCGCAGAGTTTCCTCCCCGCTTTTTACGACAACGCTTTTTCTAAGAACACCTTCCTCTTCCAGAAACACCTGGCCGGAAACCACCGTATATTCCTTCTCCGCGTTCTCTTTCCTGTGCTTTTCCGGGTCCAGCACGTTAATAAATATAACTGGTGCAACCACAAATGCGCAAAAGGACGCATACATAGATTGACATAAAGTATACTTCTTATAATCGTCACTGTACCCCAGTTTTTCCTGCGCTTCTTTCATTGTCCGACAAACGATCGGTGTATTTACCGCCGCTTCCGGATTCTCTGTCAGGTTCACCGGTGCGGTTCCAAAAATCACCTGCAAACCGGCGGTGCCGGTTACCGGTGCTACGATATAGCTTCCCTCTTCTTCAACCCGCGCGCCATGAGGATATTCCTTCAAATTCATAATCATGCTTTTGAAACTCCTTTCCGCGCCGCATATTCCGCAACTATTTTAAAACAAATCCTTGCGGCTGACGCTTCTTTGCTCAATTCTTTTTTCATTTTTACGACATCTTTTACCGGTACCAACAGCCGGTGTATCGCCGGGAGCTCTTCCACACTCTCTTTAAGTTTTTCTGTCAGGCCGTTCTTAAAAACTGCCCCCGCCGCCACGACTCCGGGAATTTCCGGCCCCAGATAAATTATGGTTACCTTTCCCTCTTCCCTCTGCTGTATCTTTTTCCTTTCATGCATACCTGCCACCCTCCAATCCTGCAAAAAACGTATCCCATGTCATTTCCATCGCCCCAAAATAATAGGGGTACTGATCCTCATCATCCACTAACCATGTAATGCCGGCATCAAAATTCAATCGATATTTCTCCTTCAGATACGGGTTTTTCGTAAACCGCTCGGAAACCTTATGTATCATATTTAATATCGTGTGATGCCCCTGGCATTCCGCATCATTATCGTAAATTCCAAAAATCAGTAACGTCTGTATTTCCTGCACTCCCTGCACCGGGTCCAATTCTCCGGAATTAACCTTTACAACACAATACGGATAAGGATCATCTCCATAGATTTCCTCTGCCACACCACCATCATCAGACATTACGGCCTCATCTGATATTTCTGCATCGTCATTATCTGTATCCGTTGTGCGGACATTCTGTAACCGTTTGGGAAGCCTTTGCGGAAATGCCTTCATATGTACCAGATTGCCTTCAATATCCTTTAAAAGCATACATTTAAGAATTCCCTCTACTTCCTCCGCAATGTCTTTTTGTAACTCGTAAGCTGTCACTGTTATCTCCTTCCGTAGACTACTTCATTTATATGCCTGTGCAGGTGATATGACAATTCGCTCTGCATGCCCGGCTCCAGCTTTTCCCGGTATGTGCTTTCGGCTGCCTTTGACCTTGCCGGTCCATAAAGTTGCCTTATTGCCTCTTTTTCAGGATGCGCTCTCATTTTTTTCCCGGGCACCCTCTGGAAAATTCCTGTATGTTCCGATACCGTTCCATCTTTTGCAACATTTTTTACCGTCGTTACAAACGCTTTATACCCGCGGCCACCAGACGATAATATGAGTTCCCTTACCTGTCCGCCTGCTTTAACCATCGCGCTTGCGCCTTTTCGTTTCCCGTTCTTCCTGTTTTTATAGGAACCTCTAAGGCCAAGCGGTTCTCCTTCCACCTCCAGAATCGCCCGCAGAAGCCTTTTCGTCGGATTTAGTACCCTTATACTACTCTTCTTAAACCGCTTGATCGTATATTCCTTTTTTGTCTCTGCATACAGTTTTTCTTTCAGTCCTTTTGCAGTCTCCCTGATTGCTTTTCGCATAGCTTCTTTTGCCATATCATTCTTGCCTACGCTGGAGGCTTCCTCCAAATGCTTCTGCATGGAAAGATACTGCTCAGGCGATAATTTTATGATTATCATGATCTTGCTGCCTCCAGACTGATTGAATAAATGCCTTCTTCATTTGTGGCCTCGGTTATGAGATATTCCTTCCCATCAAAGTTAAGCACTTTCCCCGGCTCCGGAATTGGACCAAATTTTTCTGCTTCGATATAAAATAAAACCTGCTTTTTATGCAGTTCATCTATGCCGTTTGCAGCGCGGTTTTTCATCCGTTTTTCACGTTCCGTCAGCTCATTTTCGTCAACGATAACAAGCTTTTTCTTTCCATTCAGTTTGTGTATTTCACCAAACTCTTCAAAATTCATAAAAACGGATCTGATATCCTTCTTTATCTGTTCCTTAAACGACAGCATATGGCACTACTCCTCTACTCTGCATCGCACTCATTCAGTTTTTCTTCCTGAAAATTTATAATTTCCTCCTGCAGCTCTTTCAGTCCTTTTTCCTCAAATGCCTCCTCCAGATAAAGACCAATTGAATCCGCGTACACGGCCAGCTCCTTTTTAGAACGGATTTTCTTTATATCCTCCGGACTTTTGAGTTCATCCGGGTCCCTTTCATCAAATTCGGAATCATCATCCTTCGTCTTTGCAACTGACGGAATATCCGCATCATGCCCGGAATCATCATCCTTCGTCTTTGCAACTGACGGAATATCCGCTGGGAGAACGAATTTTTTTTCTTTCAAAAAATCCAGATCCGCCGCCGAAATATCAGCCGGAAGAAGTTCTCCCGGCTGATATTCCCTGCCACCTGTTACAACGATTACCTTCGTCCTGTATCTCATGCTCTTTCTCCCTTCATATAAATAACTGCCCAGGATTCCACGTCAAACGGACGCGGGAGCGGTCTGGAGGTCATTCTTACCTTCTTAACCTCATCGGTTTCATCTACCCATACCTTAGGAACAAGTTTTCCTTCGTAAGAATGGAATTTCTTTTCTTCCATCTGTGTGACCAGTCCATACTCAATCTGTCCCTCACCGTCAGAATGTCCCAAAAGAACTGTTCCGGGAGGCGTCATGGATTCATCTTCCCCTTCATCGTTCAGGAACCATTCTTCGTAAGTGTAGATGTCAAGATCCAGTTCCGCTATACGTCCATAAAATGTCAGCGCCGGGTCGATAACGCGCGGCTCAATTACGATATTCTTCATTCTCAGAACATCCATTGCATTCATTACATGTTTGTTATTTATAAAATCCTCAATGGCATCCGTTGCGAAAACCGCAATGTCCGGCGCACGCCCAGTCTCTTTTATTATTTTCTTGCGAAGCCTTTTAAATATCGAAAGCGGATTAACTGTCTCAAGCTTCCACTGCTCATTTTCCCCCAGCACCACAATATTTGAGAATCCGAAATCAATCTGGAAATCCACGCCTTCCTCTTCATCCTTAACATCCAGCTTGCCTTCATAAAGGACCTGTCTGCACATCCATTCTTTTCTTCTGTCGATAGATTCCTCCAGATCTGTCATGTCTTTTGCAAGAAGCTCATCTTCTCTTTCAGATGGTGTTTTCCTGGAATAGATATTCTCCCCTATTGACCGTTTGGAGATATCATCAATGGTAACCACTCTCTCCGGTGCGATCTTTGGCGTCTTAAATTGATTTGTTTTATACCCCTGACGCTTAATAACCTTGCCACCTTTGCGCGGACTTACAAACGGCGCCATGATTCTTTTTCCCTTGCGTACATCAAACTCAACCTCTTCGGTAACATGTGTCTGGTCTCCGGGGAAAAATGTCTTCTGAAAAAAGGAACGGACCGGCGGCGTCTGATCAATTGCCTCTATCATTTCCCTTGTCGTGTATTCTGCCATTCTTAATGCACCTCCTGTATATTATTCAAAATTCTGGACGCTGCGAAGATAAATTCCCGCTTTCCTCATGTCGTCCTCATAATTTGCTGTATTATCCCCGGAAACAATAACATCATCACGATTAAATTCCCCGGTCTGATATACCGTTGCCGGAATATTATCGCCTGCTTCATCTTCCCCTGTGTCAACATCATCCGTCAGAATGCCAAACACCTCAGTGGCTTCTCCGGTTCCCGCTATATACCCGGCCCCATTCTCTTTCATAATCAGTGATCCACGTTTTAACACGCCATACCCGGCCTTTAATCCAATTCCCTCTTTCAATATGGGAAATTCATTTCCGGCAATTAAAGAATCCGGCTTAAATTCTCCAATCTGTTCGAACATTTTCATCCTCTCATCCTCCTTTTATCATTTTTAAGTTTCGCAGCAAATCCAGTAACCTTCTGCGCATTTTCTACCATTTTCTGTCCTTCCGGATCGTATCCCTCATTAGGTTCCGCTCTCACCTCTGCAGCGCCGGAGTTCTGTATTTCTCCAATCATTTCATTTAGGAACTGCTGTCCTGCCGCATTATTGGCTTTCATCTGCGCAAGCGCCAGATCCGCCGCCGAAATTGGATCATCATACCGCGCCTTCATAAGCACATCTTCCGGAATTCCGGCAGCAATCGAATCGATTGCCTTCATTCTTTTTCTTTCTGTCAAAACCGCATCCTCTTCGATCTGTTCACACAACTGCGGATATGCCGCTTTTAATCCTGTCACATCTGTAATCGCAGGTGTATTTTTTTCATTTTCTTCCATCTTTTCATTTCCTTTCTGTGTTATTTTTTTTGTATCAAAAAAAGTTCCTGTTTCTTTCGAATATATTTCAGAAAGATCCCGAACCTTTTTTCGAATATTATCCGGAACGAATTTTTCTACATAGTTTTGAAAACTATATGGAATTCCATCCACCATAAAATGATTTGAAAAATCACCGTTCTGAAAATCCGGCTCAATTACACTGTCACAAAAACCGGCATCTACCGCTTCCTGACCGACATACCAGCTTTCTTCATCCATAAGCAGATTAATTTCGTCTTCTGTTTTATTCAGGCGTTCCATATATGCTGCTACAATGCTTTTCTTCACCTGACTCATTACTTCCGCCATCTGCAGGAGATCCTCGGCCTGATAAGATCCCCACAGTGATACCGACGGATTATGTGCCATCAAAATAGCATTCTTTGCAATCTTCCGGCTGTCGCATGCCATCAATACGATCGTCGCCGCGCTTGCACAGATTCCAATGATTGTTCCAGTTATCGCTGCCTTGTTCATTACAAGGGCGCTATATATTGCATTTGCTGCAAATACGTCACCACCAGTGGAATGAATCATTACATTTATGTACTTTTTATCTCCGAGTCCGTTAAGTTCATTTATAAAGTTTCGGTAAGTAACACAGTCCTCATTCCACCAGTCTTCTTCGGACTGTATGGTTCCAAAAAGCTGTAATTCTGCGGTATCTCCTTTATCTACAAAATTCCAGAACCTTTGACTCGCTGTTTTTTTATTCTCTGTCACCGTTAGCTGATTCGTTATCATTATATTGTCTCCCTTCTTTATAACCTATTTTTGTTCAGAAAGAAGTCCGGCCTCTTTCATGAGCTGATTTTCACGCTCCAGCTGCGCCACATTGCTGTCAAAATCACCTCCGGTCATTTCTATTGTTTCACGCTGTCGTGTTGAAACGCCAAGACTGATCCGCTTTGCCGCCGCATTAACTTCTTTTACAGGATCAATCATTCCCTGCGCCGGTCCGTTCCACTGTGCGCCGCAATATGCCATCCGGATGCGCGGATCAATAAAAAAGCCGGGGGCTTTCAATCTTCCACTGGCAACTGCCTCAGACAAAAAAATTTCATAAACCGGTTGACATAAATCTGCTGCCAGCCATGACCTTTTCATGCGGAAAGCCTTCCCTGCTTCCAGCAATGCGGCCCGCGATGCTGAATAATTCGATTGAAAATTTTTAACCAGTATTTCATGCGGAATCTCCAGCGCTGCGCCCACATATTTCGCGAGTGAAGTGGTAAATGCGTCGAAATTGCTTGATGGACGTTTTGAGTCTGCAATATCTATCGATTCGCCCGGCTCCAGCATATGTACCATGCCCGGTCCCAGTTCATAATTTACATTATCGTTGGACACCTGATCTTCCTCATCCACAATTCCCGTAAACCCCATCTCTGAAGTTCCTTTTTCAGACTTTATAAATACCGTAAAAAAACCATTTATAACTGCTGCCATTACTTCCGCTTCACTGTAACGCGTTAGTTGTTTAAGGGATTCTATTACAGGCGCCAGATACGGAACGCCCCTGTATTGTTCTGCCCTTTCCGTTTCATACAGCATAAGAACATTTGGCGTCCCTGTCTTGTCTCCAAACGCTTTTACTCTTTTCCATTCCTTTTTTGCATGCAGACTGCTGTTTGGGTGGGCAGAACATATATGGTATGCCACGACCCGATTATTTTGATCTACCTCCACACCGTTAAAAATTCGGTTTTGGGTATTGGGGTCCACTGCATATAAATAAACATTGTTTCCGCTACTATATGGAGTGGAAATACGGTCCGATTCTATAAGGTGTATGCGGAGGCCATACGGAAGCATCCTCGTTGGCTGTTCATATTCCAAAAGCACACATGCATCACCATTCATCATCCATCCCATGCAAGCCACCTGCTGTATTTCATAAAAATTATTTACCCTTGTAGAATCACAATGTTTATCCCGCGCCCATAATTCAAACTCCCGCTCTGCATTGCGCTGCCACTCCGCTGCCTGCTTTACTGTCATTCTTAGAAAATCCGCGTCAATTGTACTTTTAAGTCGTAATCCTTCTCCGACAATATTGGTCCGGTTCGTTTTTATCGCGGAAACCGCCAGCGGGGCCGACATAAACAGGCTTCGAGATCGCTGCCTCAGTATTGGAATATTTCTGTCAATATCTTCCTGCGGTGTTTTGCTGGATGCCAGCCATCCGCGCATTGAATTTTTATGCCGCGATGCCCCGGACTCATCATACCCGGAATTTTTAAACCCCCGCATTGCCTCAAGTTTCCATCGTGCCGCTTCCCTATGCAGGGCTTCCTGTGGACTTACCATTTCAATAACCTTGTCAAATAAATTCATTGCTTCTCCTTAAATATCCCGCGGAATAAACCTGTATGCCTTATTTTTACCGCCGTTTTTTTCCAATATTTCAATTTTTCTTTCCAAATCTTTAATTGCGTCCCGTATTGTGGCCAGATCTGCCCTGCGCAGGGTCCTTGTTCCAATCCTGTACTCTTGATTCAACAGAACCGCCTCTTCGGCTTCATAATACATTTCAAGACGTTTTTTACAACGCTCAAGGTATTTTTTCTGCATATTAATTTTCTCCTTTCCATTCTATATTTCTATCCCCCGGCTGACAGTTCCTGCTTTTCGCTTCTTTATTGCTTTTCCCGGTATTCTTTTCATGTAATTGATTCCGGCATTCACTTTCTTTTCCAGAATATCAAAATTCGGATTCAATATTTCAATTGCTGCCGTATTATAAACACGAAGATCCAACGGTTCATTACGCGGTCCTCTCTTCTTTATCCACTTACTCACCTTATAGCCGTTTTTCACCTCTGTCACTTTTTGTTCACTGTTAAATCCTTTTATAACATTCTCATCATAGCCACGATCAATATTTATCGGAAAATGACAATAACCCGGCCCTTCCTCTGTTATTCCAAGCCTTGTCATAACGGTTTCCTTACCGCTATCCACACCTAAAATATACACTTTTGCTTTATACTCATTGTTTAACGAACTTTTGTAAAGAAGCGGAATTCCCTGCCCTTCTCTTCCGAATCCTTTTATGCCGATTATGCGTTTTCCCTTTCCTTTTTTCTCTACACGTTTCAGGAATTTGTAACACTCTGTCGTTTTATGTCCTCCGGTATCAATACAAATTTTCGCAATTAGCAGCGAAGCTCCTGAGGCAAAAGAAAATTCTCTGTCAAGCCATATTCCCAACTCATCCCATGTTTCTTCCTTATCCAAATCCCCGTATATTTTTTCATACTGGATGCCCCAGCTTTCAAAACCACGCCCCCAACCGACAACTTCGATTTCAAAGCGGTCATCCTGCACATCGACGGACGCAGTTAAGACTAACACTCCATCCGGGATCTCTGCTTTATATTGTTCCCTGCGGGATAAAAGAGAATCTTCATCTGCACCTTTTCCCTGTTCCTCCCAGGTTTCTCCGAGCGATGTGTTTATAAAGGTTTTCATTTTGTTAGGATCATTGTTTTCTCTAAGCTCATGATAGGCTTCCTTCCAGTCCAGGATAATTTCCGGCCAGTGTCTCCATGGAGATGCAAGCTCATTCAAATGAAACGACCGCTTACGTTTTCTTTCCGGATGTTCCGCAATCCATTTTCCTTCCCCCTGCTTCCAGTCCACTTCCGCAATATGCTCACCGCAATATTTGCACTCCATTGTCGCATCTGAAAATCTAACCCTCTTCCATTCATACGATTGGTATTTTCCACAACAAGGACAGGGTATACACCATTCTTCCATCGTCCCAGAATAAAATTCCTTTTCTATCTGGCTATATCCCTTTAAAGTAGGCGTAGAAACTTTAATCTTCTTTTTATTCCAGAATGCGGTTGTCCTTTTCTCCGCCAGTTTAATTGGATTGCCCTCAGTTCCTGCACTTACCGGATATCTGTCGATCTCATCCATTAATACGATCCGGACCGGTCTTGATGCAAGGCTGGATGGAGAATTTGCCCCGGCAATCGTTACATGGCCTCCCGGAAAAATTTTGTGCAGAATCGTATTCCCTGAAGTTTTTGATTTTGCATCGCGGACTTTTCCGGCCAGCGTCGGCGTATCCCGAATCATTGGTGCCAGACGGTCTTTTGAAAAATCTTCTGCCATTGGCTTTGCTGTCGGCTGTACTACCAGCATAGGTGCCGGATCATGGTCTATATAATACCCTATTATGTTAAGGATCAATTCCGTCTTCCCAACCTGCGACGAGCTCATTATCACAATATCTTCAACTTCCGGATCGTTCACAGCATCCATTATCTGCCTTTGATATGGAGCCCGGTCTGTATTCCACTGTCCGGGTTCCGCTGCACTCTCGCACGATAATCTCCTATAACGATCTGCCCACTGACTTACTGTAAGAATCGGCGGTGGGCTTACCACTTTGGCTATCTTACGAAACAGTTTCAAAGTCTTATATTCGATCCGCTGCTCTTTGTCCTGTATTTTGTCTGGCTCTACAAACGACAACTTTTCATTTTTAGCTCTACTACTATCCATTTTCTTCCTCTTCATCGGTTTCGTCTTTAATGCATTCATCACCATAAAATATTTCCGGATCGTAGTCCTTCAGTTCATTAAGCGCTTCAATAACTTCTTTTGTAAGATGCTCCTTTATAAACGATGCATCACGACTTTCCAATATCGGAGCTACCTTAGACGGAATATTCATTATCCTCGTTTTAAATGCCACCAGCATATCCGACATAACTGTTTCAACATCCCCTGCCTTATGCAGATCTCCTTTCATAACCTGTAGTTTTAGCTCGGAAATATATCGCTTTATTCTTTCATGCAGCGCTTTTTCCTCATCATAATCGATCTCACCGTCTACTAAATCTACTCCCACACCTTCTGCAGCCAGTTTTAATGTCAGAAGGTAATTCTTTATAGAATCAACCAACTTATAACGCCCTTTCGCGGCTCTTATTATTACTCCCTCCTCTGCCATCTGCCGTATGCGCCGGTCCGAAACTCCTACCAAATCCCCCAATACCGCAGCGGAAACGGTTACACTGTCTATATTTGTAACTTTTGCAGATTCTATATCCATTTTGGCCATATATTTACCCTCTTTCTGGTCTCCGAATCGGAAACGGCAACTTCTGTTATTTTTTTTCCATATCTGGCAAACCTTTGCGTTCGCGGACCCGCAACGAAAGAACGGGCGTTCGGAAGAACCTATGTTTTCCGGGATTGTCCCATCTGCATCAGATCATCCGTCACCCCGCATTTATTTGACATATCTTATGGCTTTGTCAAATAGGCCGCTTGTATTTTCTTTCAATATAATGCCTTCGAAAATATATCCCCTATTTGACAATCGTTTTATATGTCAAACGAATGACAAAGAGAAAAACCCTTTCCCATTTTTACTAAAGGAAAATCAAAATAAAAGACTATCCTTTGCCGCTCTTCTTCCTGAAAGTCAGCCCCATGATAGCCCTGTCTTTATTATCCTGATTAATCCCAATATAACGCAATGTTTCCGACATATGCGCATGATTAAGTATATCCTTAACCGTTATCGCATCATGTGTCTGCTGATACATATGATAGCCAAACGTCTTTCGCAATGTATGCGTCCCTATCGCGATTATCCCGAATGCTTTGCCTGCATCCGTTAAAATATTATATGCCTGTTGTCGACTAATTGCCTTGTTGGGATAATTAGGAGATTTAAACAAATATTCAAAGTCTTTTTTCCCCTGTATGTAATTTACAATAATCGGCTTTAATTCTCCATTGATAGGAAAGCGCTTTTCCTTTCCTGTCTTGTTTTCCCGAATATACACATAATCCTTTTCCCTCACATCCCGTACACGCAATTTTAATATGTCAGAAATCCGAAGCCCTGTATAAATACCAAACATAAACAGAACATAATTTCTTTCATTTCTTGCTTTTAAGTAATCTGCGACATCCAGCACCAGATCCATATCCCTGATCGGTTCTACTGTATTCAAGAAGATACCTCCTGATTTACTTATCTTTTTCCATAATTAAAAGCACCTGACGGCAGAAACTGCAGTCAGGTGCTTTCTTCATGGGGAAAAATTGGTCGTCCATTCTGTCTGGATTCCCTGATTATTATTATAATTATTCTTTTTGTGAATTGTGTGAAAGTTGTATAGTTTATAAAATTTTTAGATTTACCACTCATAAAAAAGATTTCAGATATCTATTAATTTTTTTGCTGATACTACTTCTTTCCATGTTCAGAGTATCACCGATTTCTTTCTGTGTAAGATTATCAATGTAATACATACGAAAAATACGTCTTAGTAGGCTTTCCGGTATCTCCTCAATAAACCTTTCAACGGCTTCACATTCCTTTGTTAGAATCAATATTCTATCTTCATAACGCTTTTCTTGGCGGATCTCCTTTATCTCTTCTTTCTTACTTTTATACTCTTTCAGAAATTCTTTGGTCATGACAACGTTCTCCTGTTATATTCTTAAAAAAAGGGTTATCTTTTTACTTACCACAGACTGAGATACTTTCAAGCGTTTTGCAATCTTACTTTGTGGCAAACCGTCTATGTAATGCAGCCTGAATATCCTTCTTGTGAGACTGTCCTCTATTGCCTCTATGAATATTTCTATCTCTTCACACTCTCTTTTAAGAACTGCTATTCTATTTTCACACTGTCTCTCTATTCTATCCACTTTTTCCCAGTCAATGCCTATCACCGCAGTCGGCGCCGGATATCCTTTTCGATAATCAAGAACTGTATCCCTCGCAATCATAGCACTATTGCCATTTAACGCATAAACAGCATTTTCCAGATCACAGATTTCCATCTTTTTGTATGTATATTCTTCCAGCAATTCTCTTGTCACAATAATCACCCCTATAGTTCTACTGCTATTTTACAAAATCTATACTTTTATCTGTTCAAACTCTATTACCCATACATAGGGATTTGCATCCCACTTATATAAAAATGCCAAATCTCCTTTTGGAATTTTACTATCCCAGATTTCTTTATATATTTTTCTTGCCTGCCAGTATGCATTTTCCGGATCGTTAAATATGTCCAATAGAAGTGGCAGGGATTTTCTTTGATTATTCTTTGATTTTGATTGAGAAGCAGACGGGCACCCGGAGTTCATAGGCGCAGCTACTGTAGTGGGTACCGCCAACGTAGTTGACAAAGCAGGCACTGGCAGAATTGTCACCACAAACGGACAGCAGCCACCAGTAGGCCCGGCTCCCTCCGTCACCGGCCCCCTTGATGCGGTTCCGGGGATCCTTGAAGAGCTCAAACTGCTGCCCCTCTTTTGCTTCAGAGGCCCAATCATCAGCAAACACCTCATACTCTGTGGGCAGCCACAATTTCAGAGGGTACCGCTCTTCTTTCCCTTCCACAATCTGAAGGCACTCCCTCTCAGAGATCACCGCCCTCAGCTCCTCAGGCAGAATGTTCCACACCTTCTCATTCAGAATTTTGCAGAGAGAGCTCTCCTTAAAGCCGCCCTCATTGGATCCGCTTTCATTCCATGCAAACCTCTCATCCAAGCAGTCCTTGCTGATAAACTTCACATCATCCGGGCCAATATCTGCCACCACATGCACAATCCGCTCCCCGGTGAGCAAATTATCAGATACCTCATCACCCACCTTCAGGGAGCCTGCTACCACCATGGCTTTCACCTGATCCCAACTTGTTTCCTCGGTTCTCTTTATTGTCAAATTCATTCTCTTATCCTCCTTTATTTTCTCAGGCTATTGGCCGCCTGCTGCCATCTGTTTCCTCCTTAGCTTTTCTTTCTGTCATAATCTACAAAATTCTCTATGCTCCTGAAAACTCTTTTTGAATTTACCCATCTCTGTATATCAATGCAGCTCTGAGGAGCATTCCATTTTTCATACACCATCACATATGGATCGTAGCCAATATTTCTCAGGGTGTAGATTCTATGAAGATCCTCCTCTGTTGTGCTGTTGAAATTTATTAACACATATACAGCGAGTTTTCTTCTGTCTATCCCGGTCATTTCTTTGAGCATCCTCAGTTTTGGCACAATGATCTGCTCATCCTTCACATCATCCCATGCAAAATGCAACATTTTCACCTTCAGCCTTTTGATTAGCTCAATATTTTTCTCTGTGAGCAGCCTTGCATCAAGCCCTTGGTTTATATCTACCCATGCCTTTGAATCAATGAGTTGCTGTAATAGCTCCATATGATCCGGGCAGGCAAGTATATTGGGATCCATCAGCACGATCTTCTTCTGCCCTCTCCAAAACTCTTCCAGATCTGCCACTTTTCTGCTTTTCCTTCCTTCTTTGCATCCAACTATGCAGAAATGGCACCCTCTTGGGCATCCCCTGCTCATAAATCCATAGGCCTCATCTTCTATGCCATACAATGAATAATCGGGGTAGATATGTTCAATTTCATGCGGCAATATATCCCGGTACTTCTTTCCCTCCACTATCAGCTCTATTGGCCTTCTGTCTGCCTCTTCTTGGCCAACTGTTTCCTCCATTTCATCCCTGAGCTGCCTGAATTTCTCTTGAAGTCCTCCATTTATAAACCCTGATCCCCCATAAACAACTTCATCTGCATCCATCACATACTCAAAATAATCAGTGAAAGTGAAAACCTTGCTTATATAAACCGCATCCATATGGCCTGATGTGAGAGGATAGTACCATTGTACCTCATCCCCCTGCCCTTTGTGGTATGCAGATAACTTCATCAATGGAAGATTGGGATAGTTGTGGCCATCCACATCCATCAATCCAATTTTCATGCCTGTTGCCTCCTATAAAAACTTTAACTGCTCCCCACTGCTATCAATCCTCATATTGGGCATCCTTTCCCCTATCTTTAGATACCCACAGTTTGCCTCCACCAATTTCTGAGCCATAATTGGCACCACACTATTCCCGATCCTTGCCACTTGCTCACTAATGGGATATGGCCTGAAATTTATATCCCGGTCAATAATATAATCAGGTGGAAAACCCTGCATGAGTTTCAGCTCCTCCGGCTTTAGCATTCTGAGGAAAATATCACTCAATATGTACTCCCCTCCATCAATCTCTGTGAGTGTGCTCACCAGGCCAAACCGATCCTTGGTTGTAATGGTTCCCAATGGGGATCCTGCTGTCTGGCCGCATCCAGTGCTATAATATTTGATCAGGAATGCTGTGATCAGCCCAAAATGCCCCGGTGAGGTTGTTATGGTATGCAGAGGCTCATCGCATCCCTGACCTATCCCGGTTTTATAAAACTTTGATATAAAAGCGGTCACTAACCCATAACGATTGCTTGTATCAATGGTTTTTATAGGTTCTGTCAACGCCTGCCCTCTGACGTCCCCTGCCTTTTGCTCCCCATGGTACTGAATCAGAAAAGCATAGGCCTCCTTATTCTTCACCACATAGGGCTGATCATTATTCACGATGTACTTCACATATCCATTGGCGATCCGCTTCATGGTCGCCTCTGCAAGCGGCTTTTTCCTCTCAAATATGGATTTTCCCAAATCCGACCAATCAATATAATCTCCACACTCTTTCCATGGTTTCAAGCCGCCTGCTGCCTCTTTACTGTGTGTTGGCGTTGGCCATACAATCTCCCGGCCATCCTTCCGGAATATTGCATACCACCTCTTTCTCGTGGTAGGGGCTCCATAATCTGCCGCCACCAATTCCCGGCTGTCAAACTCATACCCCAGACCCTCCATGGCCCGTATGAATTTGTTGTAATCTTCCCCCTCCCTCTGTTTGATTGGTCTCCCATTATCATCCAATGGTCCCCACTTCTGAATTTCCTCCACATTTTCCATTATGATCACATTGGGCCTGATTGCTTTGGCGTGTTTATACACTGCCCATGGCAGAATCCTCAGCCCCTTTTTCCTTGGCTGAGATCCCTTTGCTTTGCTGTGGCTTGTACAATCAGGGCTTGCCCACATGAGGGATACTGGTCTCCCTTTTGCATACTTCTGTAAATCAACCTCAAAAATATCCTCTGTCAGATGAATGGTATTTTGATGATTTACTGTGTGCATCCTTATAGCCTCAGAATCGTGATTTACTGCTATATCTACAGACCGCCCCAATGCCATCTCTATGCCCACGCTTGCACCGCCGCCTCCGGCAAAAGCATCAATTATCAAATCTTTCATCTTCCTCTTCCTTTACTGTACCTCAAGCATAGTGATCGGACTCCGATCCTGCATCCCTTTCATCATTTCGAATATCCTTGCAGCCTTTTCCATTTCCTCATCCGTTGGCGATTCATACTGTCTGTTTCTACTTCTTCCAAATAGTTTGTGCTTATGTATGAATGCAGAAAAGAAAATATCCATATCCTCTGCCATCAATACTTTGTAAAAATCAAATTCCACGCCTATTTGAAGAGCTTCGGTTTGTGTACAATCCACTAAAAATACACTCCTGCTGCCTTTTCCGGATGGTCTCTGCCGTATATCTTCTGCCGAGCCCATCACATGAGCTATCACTTGAACCAGCAATTTCTCCTCCCACTTCCCGGCATATTTAAAGTCATGGAAATCTTTTACATCCTCCTCTATACACGCAGAATTAATGTTGTACTTCTCCATGAGTTGCTCCAGTTTTTTCTTCGCAGTTTCCTTCTCACCGCCCACTCCCCTCTCTGCCAGAGCCTGCAGTTTCTTTATGAGTTCCTTTTTCTTATCCTCTGTTTTCACGGCCAACTTTTCCTCCTTAGCGTCTCTTTTTGCCATAATCTGCAAAATTATCCATGCTCCTGAAAACTCTGATATTAATTCGACAAAAGCTCCTTTTCAAGCTCATCAAAGTCATATTGATTTTGATTAAAATTATTAAATCTGTTTCTTTCTGAAGCCTGATAATTTCGCCTGCTCTGCAGATATAACGTCTGATACTTTTCCCGGAACTTTCCCGTACTTCTAATATTCGTACGCCAAAATGAATTTTTCATCGTCCACACAAGTGTATTCCAGATATCTGCCTCAGCAATTCCATCTACTTTTTGAAGACGATTAATATGAATTGCCCATTTTTTAATTTCATCCTCCGTTCTCGGAACTCTCGTATTCGGAAAATCATGCAAAATAGACTGTATCAAAAAGTCAACGCATTTGCGCTCAAAATCAGATGGTCTGTATTCTCTGTCTTTTTGTTCTTCTGCTTCATTCAGTTTTTTCGTTTCAACGATTATATTATTATCTTTACTGTACTTTACTTTACTTTCTTTATTTGCTGTCTGCGGATGGGCATTTGCATGATGCAAATGGTTATCTGCTGTATGCGAATCGTGTTTAAGGCTGACTTTAATTAAGCCTGCACACTCATCGTCATCAAGCATCCAAAATTCACTATATACTTTTTTAACGCGCCGTTTCTGTAATACACGCCAGTATCGACGCTGGATACCCCTCGAAGTAAGAATTTTCCACTCGTCAAACCGCCCGTTATCAAACAAACTAATCTGCAAGCAGTAATCCACCGTTTCACGAACGGTACAAGCACTGATGCCGCTGCCCATCTTCCTCGCTGTAGATGCACAATCGGAATAGCACCATCGATAAAAGTATCCTTCCGATCCATAAGCCTTCATACACAACCAGAAATATATTGCAAATCCAGTCCAGCCTTTGGAACATAGTAACTTGTCAATTTTGGGGTCATTATCAAACATGGAAACATCCCATCCGGCAAAGTCAATTCCTACTTTGGGAACTCCGGACATTCATATACCCCGCTCTCTTTACGCGTGCAGAATTCCATAATGACTTATTCTGCACGCGTATGCTGCCTTTCGGCCTATGTTTATGCAGTAATAGTAATATACTCAACGTCTGTAAACCGTTCCTGTAGATACTGTTTAACAGATGCCATTGCATCCAGTTTCCATGCACCTCCGTCAGCTTCATGTAACGACAGCTGTATTTCGCCATATTTACTATCCTGTGCACGAAAGATAAATTCACTCTTCGGCTGATCCACTTCCATAAAAGTTCGGTATGGACGCAATATTACCTTCTCCGGAAGAATTTTGTCCTCAGCCTCCTGAATTCCGGTTTTCAGTGTTGCTTTCTGCGAAATACCCGTATCCTCATACTGAGCAATTGTGCCGGATATAATATTACTCGCAACCCCGATTAAAGCGTCCCGGTCCGTATCGGAAGTCCCATTCTCTCCTATCGGTCCATTATCAATGAAATTTGCTCTCATCATGATGCAAAACTCGGTTTGGTCTACCCACGTTCCGACCTTTACAACAGGCAGCATTGCACTTACCTTCGCAATCTGCGTCCGTTTGTAATGATTGTCTTTATTCGCCTCAGAGTATACCGCAATACTTTCCGGGGACACTACGTTGACAAAAAGATGTTTTACGAAATCATTCGGAACATCCACTTCACTTCTCAAATAGTCCACAAGGCTGGTAAGTGTATAGAAATTTACCATGTCAAGCGTTTGTATACTCTCGACTCTGTCCAATTTTCTATTCGACCACTGTGCACCATCAGCCTCCATTAATACAGGCTTTGTATTCTCTCTAATCCATTCCATTGCTTTAGCAATCATTTTTTTCTCAACCTCCAATCGCCGGTGAAATCTTTTTCTCAAATTTCTTTAAGTTTTCGATCCGTTCTTCATCCGTCTCCAGATCCTCGAATGTCATCTGTCCAGGAATTTGCGCATTGTATTCTTTCGCGATATACTGATCCGTTTTTAAATCCCTGCCAATTCCGAACTTCGTATCAAACGACTTGGTTTTTGCAAGCTTACTCTGCACATCGCATATACAGTCCGCGGTATTACGGTCTTCATCCTGTTTAAACGACAAGGTTATCACAATCTTACGCGCTTCTTTGTATGAAGTATTCGGGTCCTTCATGTTCTTAACCACTTTTTCCATTTCCAGATTAAACCGTTCCTGCAAACTGCCGCCACCAATGCTGTTTAGATTTACATTCATATGCCTTCTCCTCCTCTCCTTTATTATTTATAAAAATCCCTTTGGAATTCCTGCATATTTACTGTTTTCGCGGGCTTTATTCATCCTGATACATTCGAAATATGCCTTTTGTACACTCTCTTCAGGAAACAATCCATTCCGGATCGTAACGCCGCGCTCTCCACGCTCACCAAAGAGCTCCTGCATCTGTGTAGTATCAAGTTCCAGAAATACGGCTACGCTGACCGCCGTATCGTAACAGTATTTCGCCCGTGCATATTCTTTGCGAAGCATATGAAGCTTGAACTGCTTCGGCAGAATATACAGCTTGTCCATCAATGTTTTACCATCTACCATATTTCCACCCTTTCATATCAATGTTCTGCCGCAGATACCTGATAAGCTTGTCCGTCAGGCACAAAAGCAGGCCAAGTATTATAAGTGTCATTGATCGTACAAGCCCGGTTCCAAGTTCTATCGCTCCAGCGGTTCCGGATATTCCGATCAGAATATTTACAAGTCCCATCCCCTGCAAAATACTATGTTTCATACTTTATCACCTGCCTGTCCTGCGTTGACCGCTCACGCGGTCTCATCCTTTGTTTTCTTTACTTTGTAAATCTGCAGATCCTCTACTTGCCCACCCATCTGATGCGCCAAAAGGCGAGCGAGAGATTCCATCCAGCTTTCTGCAGTTATTGTTGTTGATTTATCAATATCATCCATAAGTAAATCCCCTCCCCTTCTCTTTTAAAATTAATATGTGTTTACAGATTGTCTATATGTTGTTTATTCTATTGCCGAGACTCAATTTACTCCTTATCCACCATGCGGCCCGGCTCCCTTCGTTATCGCTCCCTTATCCGGACTCTCAATCCCGACATTTCAACGTTGGAATAGCCCGCAATATAATACTCTCCGTTCTGGCTCTCTACTCGTGAGGTAGTCCAAATATAAGCATCCTCCCATTTGTGAGTCTCATTGTTATAGACTTCCTCTATCCGCATAAACTCTATGCAGCTGCCGCTTGTGTAGTAATGCCCTTTATTTGTTTCGTATCTGCCACTCGCGTTTATATGAAGTCTGCTTACTTCCTTAACTGGCCGGGAATAATAAGACAATGTGCTTTGTACTTCTTCCAGTTTATAAAGCAAGTTTCTGTACTCCTCCAGCTTCTGTCGCTCGTCTGCTGTCCTTATCTGGTTGTAATCGTCCAGCGCCGATAAATCATCACATTCACAATAACCAGAAATGTGGAGCACTTCTTCAATCTGCTTTTTCAACTTTTCCATTTCGCACGATAACGTTCTTAAATCTGACATATCTTACCTCGCTTTCCCCAATATGTTCGAATTTGCAAAATTTTAAATTAAAATCCATCCCCAAAAGTGGTTCCGGAACTTTCTTATACTGCACTAACACATAAACTTTCCTTTTCTTCTTTTCTATGGTACAATTTTCTGTAAATACAAAAGAAAGGAATCCTGTCTAATGAAAAAATTAATATTTTCTTTTACCATCATTTCGGCGCTTCTTTTATCCTCCTGTTCCAGTGGAGTGTCACAAGAAGAATATGATGCTCTTTTGTCCGAAAACGCTTCTCTAAAATCAGACATTGAATCGCTAACTGCTGAAAATCAAACAATAAAAGACTCACTGGAATCTTTGCAGTCTACATACGATTTATACAAAGAAAAAATGCAGCCTTATGAAAATCTCGAATCCTCTGAAGCTGAGGCAAGACAAATTGAAGCCGACCGGATCATTGCCGAACAAAAAGCTGCCGAAGAGGCGGCCGCTGCCGAAGAAGCTGCTCTCCTTGCTGCAGAAGAAGCCAAGGGATACGATACCGGAATCACTTATGATGACATTGCCAGAACTCCTGATGATTTTATGGGTAAAAAAGTAAAATTTTCAGGAAAAGTCATTCAGTTAATCGAAGGAGGTTCTACTATTCAAATCCGCTTGGCTATAAACAGTGATTACAACAAAATCATCTTGTGTGAATACAACTCCTCTATCGTAAATTCCAGAGTTTTAGAAAATGATATTATCACCATCTATGGGCTTTCCGTTGGAACTATAACCTACCAATCTACAATAGGCGGACAAATTACAGTACCCGCTGTTACAGTTGATCGTATTGATCAATAGCTTCTGCATTACACAACTTATCAGGGCTCAATTTGGCATATGACAGATTTTCTTAACTAAAATGTAATATTTTTTCCATACATAAGTACAACACGCCTTCATTCCTTCATCAGATGGAGGCGTTTTCATTGATTCCATTGCCATCTTTTCCCACCTATCCTATAATTGTTGTACAGGCGTTGCCGCGCCAAGTACGAAAGAAAGGAGACTAAATTATGAATGATTTTGAAAATAAAATCATGAACGAGTACGTCAAAAACCATGCTCTTGCACTTTTGCGTGAAGCAGCAAAAACAGCCGCTAATTGTAGCGATATTGCAGATGTCCAGCTGGTTCGCGAACATGAAATGTTAATTGCTTCAATGTACCGAGTTATGTATCTGTCTTTGAAAGAATATCATAATTCTCTATCGCAACGCTTAGCGGAACATGGAATTTCTTTGCCAGATTTAGACACTCTTGTTTCCGAAGAGATTCTTCATCAAGATTAGCGTCTATCAGAAGGGCTTCTTCGGAAACCTTTCTTTTCTTCCTATGCTTTTCCCCCACCATCTCACCTCTCTTTTCTCAGTCCAAACAAATAATCAGTTTCTTCATTACGTAAAATTTTTCTCCCTTTTCGGAAAAGTGTTCCCACTGTATAAAACCTCCGTTTTGGTGTATGTTTATACAAGTTGCTTTGTTGAATTGTGCTGATTTCCTGCATCCTGTGGTAACTTTTCTTCACCGGACATTCCTGTATTGCCGTATCCCTCTCTTTATCCTATAATTACCGTACAGGCTGTTGCCGCAGCCGAGTATACAAAAAGGAGATATCCTTATGTTTTTTCTACCAGTTCCAATAAAAATGCTTTTTTCTGATTTTCCAACAGAAGTTTCAACGTATACTATTTCCGGAACACATACCTGCGATGGTTTTTACGATGATGCGGAAAGATACATTGCTTTTCCTCTTGATGATTGTCCAGAAATAGCAAAGGGAACAGAAATCAAATCACAAGATGGTGCTATTTTTATTGCAAAAAACATCGAAACAGGCGGATCTGGTTCAAAAGCCAATGCCCTTATAGTTCATGTTTGATCTGCCGCTGGCCGTTGTCATTTTGCGGCCAGCCTTTTTATTTCATCCTGTTCCGCCGTTCCATAACGCATTTTATTTCCCAAATTAACATATGCAGATTTTGACATCTGGGCAAAATTTTTTAATATCTCTTCTACGTTTCCATCTGTTTGTTCTCTTTCTATAGAAAAAACAAATTTGCACTTTGAACCATCACTTAAGGTTTTTTCATACTTTACTTTTTTCTCCTCCATCCCTCTCACCCCCTTCCTACTCCGAAATCCGCGAACTGTATTCTGACGCTTCTGGAATATTGAACCGTGAACTTCTGCGCCGATATCATGAGTGGTTGTCTGAACAAATGTAGAACTCCCTTTTCGGAAAAGTGTTCCCACTGTATAAAACCCCCGTTTTGGCAATGTCATTTATTTAAGCCCTTTTCCTGTTAAGTTAAGAAATGTTTTTTCATTGGACTTCCTACATTGCCTTATTTTTCCACCTGTCTTATAATTGATGTACAGGCGTTGCCGCGCCGAATACTAAAGAAAGGAGGAAATACTCTTGGCAATACTTAATCCAGAAGCGGCTATAAAACATGCAAAAGAACTAACAACAACCGCTATAGAGCATAATTTAATCACCGCTACTGATAATCCAGTCGCAACAGCCAATGCCGTATATGAGTTTTACAAAACCCTATTCGAAAAACTCTCTGGCAAAACAGTAGAATAATCAATTCAGTAAAGCCCTTGATTCTACCAATGAAGCAAGGGCTTTCATTGTTTCAGCGCGATTCTCCGTTGATATCTCATTTCCTCTTATTTTTTCACTCACCACTTTTATTGTTTTTTCCAATTCTTTTTTTATTTTTTTCTTTCCCATCTCTATCCTCGTTTCTTTCTCATACTGCATTCCTGCAACTTGATTCCGTAATCCAAATTTCATCTAATGTAATTACACAACTTATCCGATCTCAATTTGGCATATGACAGTCTTTCTTAGCTGATATGGAATATTTTTTTCCATATATAAGTGCAACACGCCTTCATTTCTTCATCTGATGGAGGCGTATATCCTTTATCTTTCATATATTTTGCAAGCGCAGCGCTCCCTATCCAATAAAATAACCATCCGGTTAATGCAATTATCGTTGTAAAAAAGAAAAATACTGTCATCGTCTTCCAATGTCATTTACTTAAGCCATTTTCCTGTTAAGTTAAGAGGTTTTCTCTTCATAAGACACTCTTATTCATCCTAAATCCGTGAATTTCAAAATATCTTGATATGAAGAAAATCCTTACTTTTAACAGGAATGGATTTTGTAATTATGACTTTTCCTTTCATTTTTTTCTCTCTGACTTCATCTACTTATATTCGCCAGTCTAAAGTTGTTCTTCCCCTTATACCACACTCCTGCGGCTTGTTGGATTACGCTGGTTCTGCATTGTGGAATTGCATGGCTGATTTTGGTCTCTTTGAGAGAAAAGTAAGGCATTGGCTACAGCAATAACATATTTCTTGTTTTCTCTTGTCAAAACTGTACTGATGTCCTGAACTTCTTTTATTTCCGCTATTCCATTTTTCATGTCTTCCACTCCTTTCGTTTTTCTTGTTACAATCATTATATTCTGCATTTTTGCTTGTGTCAAGCTTATTATGCATCTTTTTTTCTCTTTACAAGCATTTTTTTATATGCTATACTTTTCCCATAACGTATAGGGGAGGTGAGTTTGTGGAGCCATATGAGCGTATTAGACAACTAAGGAAAAAAATCTTAACTTTAACCCTTGAAGATTTTTCCACTAAAATCAACATTTCCCGTTCTAATCTTGGCAACATAGAAACTGGACGGATTGGGCTTACAGAAAGAGTTCTTTTAGACATTTGCCGGACATTCCATGTTAGACGAGATTGGATTGAAACTGGAAATGAACCTATATTTGAGAATGATTCAGATCCGCTTGACACTGAAATATTAAAGTTATATTCATCCCTAACAGATGAAAATAAAAAATATCTTTATGGATATATTCAGCGCTTACTAGAAGAACAACGAGAGATCTGAACTCCAAACTCCCCCACATAATTCTGAAAAATGATGCAGGTACATCTCCATACCTGCATTTTTTAAAAATCTCTGATTTTCAAGGCAAAATGAGATTCCGTGAGATAGAAAAAATTATTTTAGCAGATGTATGGCAATTCAAAAAAGCAAAAGGTTCTCACTACTCTTACATCCATCCGACAAAACCCGGCAAGGTTTCCATTCCAAATCATCCCGGAGACCTTGACCCCCGAACAATTAAATCCATTTTGAAGCAGGCCGGACTTTAAAAGTCCGGTACTGCAACACTATAAAGGAGGTTTCATCTATGAAATTAACTTATCCTGCTTGTTTCTATCCTTGTGAAGAGAAAAAGGGCGGCTTTACTGTCGAAGTCCCAGATCTTCCCGGCTGTGTCAGCGAAGGTAATACGCTGGCTGAAGCTATCCTTATGGGTACAGATGCAGCATCCGGCTGGGTGCTTGACGAACTGGAAGATGGAAAGCCTGCTCCGGAAGCAAGCCCTCTGGAAAGTATCATTCCCGAACCGGGCGGCTTTGTAAGTATGCTTGTCTTGGATATGGACACCTACGCTGAAAAATATGGTGAAAAGGCTGTAAGAAAAAATCTTACAATTCCTGCATGGCTCAATACATTTGCCGAAAAAAACCACATTAATTTTTCACAGGTTCTTCAGGATTCTTTGACTGCTCTCTATCAGCAAAGACAGCAAGCCTAAGTGTTGCCCCGGTTCTTAACTGAATCGGGGTAACCTTTTGCCCTTACAGCCAATGTCATTTAGTTAGCCCCCGCCTCCATTAAGTTAAGTCCCTGTCCTCTATGAAATTCCTCATTACAATGCCTTATGTACTCTTTATTCGTGTTCATGAAATATGCCGTCATGTGGTTAATCTCCACGAACTCCGATTGTGTAATGGCATCAAGCTGTCTCGCCATCTTTGCCATACCATGAATCTCATACAATAACTCTGATTTGGTAAGTACCCCTTAACTTAACAACTCACTCAGCTAACTAAATAGCATTGCTTAACTTAACTGCTCACGCCCCTAACTAAATGACATTGCTTAAATGCCTCTCATATGGCATTAGATTCATCCTCTCTTTTCGCGAACAAAGTATTGGCATCCACTTCCAAAGCAGTCGCAATTCTCATAATATCTATATCCCTTATGACCCTGCGCCCTCTCAACATTGCATTAAATTGTTGTTTGGTATATCCAGCCTTTTCAGCAACCGCGCTCTGTTTTAAACATTTCCTAATGATTATTGCCTTCACATTCGGTGCTACTATGGAGTTCAATTTTTCATCTCCTTTCATCAGGTTTCTTGAGTTTTATTTAGAATACATCATGTTTCTTTAGTTGTCAATACGTTTTTCTAATATTTCTTGAGTTTTTGTATTTACTTTTAAAGACTTTTGAGCTATATTGTTGATATAGAAACGAGGTGATTATTACAATGGGAATAGGATATAGAATAAAAGAAGCCAGAGAAAATCAAGGTTTAACACAAATAGAATTAGGAAAGATTATTGGGGTCACTGGCTCTGCAATAACAAATTATGAAAATGAGACAAGTCACCCAAAAGAAGCTATTATGTATAAATTAATAGAAGCATTGAAAGTTGATGCTAACTATCTTTTCCAAGATTGTGTTAAACTACCAAAAGAGGCTAATGACATTACTTTATCTGAATACGACCACATAAAAAAATACCGTTCCCTAGATTCTCACGGTCAGGAAACTGTATCTTACATATTAGACCGAGAAGCCGAAAGAGTAGCTGCCCTACGAGAACAAAAAGAGTACATTGACAATTTGAACATATTTGCTCAAAAAAATAATACAAGTACACCTAAAATGCGGCTTATCAATTATTACTACTGCCTTGCATCTGCGGGAACTGGACAAATAATATTTGATATGCCACCAACAAAACGTATTGAAATACCAGATATCCCAAAATACAAAAAAGCCGATTATGCCATTGGCGTTAATGGTAAAAGCATGGAACCCGTCTATTACGATGGAGATATGCTTCTCGTAGAAATGACAGAAAGTATCGAAGTCGGCGAAATCGGTATTTTTTCTGTTGATAACGAATGTTATGTTAAAAAATTAGGAGAAAACGAGCTCATTTCTCTTAACCCTGATTACAATAACATCCCTCTAAACGAAACGGCTCATTGTATGGGTAAAGTTATTGATAAATTATAAGTTTTAAATTTATTAATAAATTTCATAATAAAAAATACAAAGGAGATACCATTATGAAAAACACAATACAAGACGCTCTAAAGGCCAAATACTATTTACGCACATGGTTTATAGGAATAATTTTTACTTTAACCTGTATACATTGGATTTTTCTAATTATAGGTATCATTTTAACAGTGTTGCAATTTTTTTTCTTTAGACCATATATCAAAAAATATGGAAAATGTGAATTTCTTGACGAAAAAATTACTGACTTTGAGAAAACATATCAAGAAAATATAGATAAATTAGAACTCAAATATAAGCAACGAGAAGAAGCATTTAACAATACTTTTCTTCTTCAAGAAAAAGAACATCAACGCTCTTTAGCATTAATTCAATCACAAATCGAAGATGCTAGGCAAGAATTATCAGCTTTTCAATCTGAAATATTAATAGCACACTATAATTTTTCTGAATATGAAGCACTTAGTTCCGAAGACTGCAAAAATAAATTAGCCATACTAAAAAATGAGGAAAAAGATTTAATTAAATCAGGTAAAGCAGTATTCATTGATTCTGACGAATCGAAAAAAGTAATTAATGATAATGTAAAACAAATTCTCCGTTGCTTTAATTCAGAATGTGATAATATACTTATGAATATTTCTGGTAAAAATATCGACAGTATGAGAAATAAAATCACAAAATCTTATGAAACATTGAATAAAATCTTCTCCGTAGATGAGATCGGGCTTCAAAAAGAGTTGTTAGAATATAAACTGGAAGAACTGAATTTAGTATATACTTCTGAAATAAAGCGTGAGCAAGAACGTGAACTCCAAAAAGCCATCAAAGAGCAAATGCTTGAAGAAGAAAAAGTCAGACGTGAAATAGAAGCTCAAAAAGCTAAAATCGAAAAAGACCAGACGCAATGTTCTAAGGAAATTAATAAATTAATGTCTTATATGCAAAAATCCCAAAATGATGCTGAAAAGCAGCTTTACATTGATAAGATTAAAGAATTAGAGGATAAGTTAAAAGAACTAGAAGCATCTAAGGAAACTGTTCTTGAACGAGAATCTAATGCAAAAGCTGGCTTTGTTTATATAATATCCAACATTGGTTCATTTGGCGAAAATATATATAAAATTGGAATGACACGTCGTCTTGAACCTATGGACCGTATCAAAGAATTGAGTAGTGCATCCGTTCCATTCGAGTTTGATGTCCATGCAATGATTTTTGCCAATGATGCCCCTGCTCTTGAAACAATTCTCCACCAACATTTTGAAAAACAAAGTGTAAATAGAGTTAATCTTCGTAAAGAATTTTTTAAAGTCACTTTAGATGACGTTGAGCAATTCGTAAAAGAAAACTTTAATAACACCGTAGAGTTTACTAAAGTTCCACTTGCGACTGAATACAGGCAAACTCTAAGCATTTTATCCATGGAAGAAAAAAGCTAAAAAATTTTCTTGCATAATGATAACTTCTTCTTTTTACACATATAAAAATATTTGTTTTTATATTGACAAATACTTTTATATGTGTTATTATATAATTGTCAGGAGGGAACGATATATGAAAAGTTATTCATCGCGGGAAGTTATCAAAATGCTAAAGGCGGATGGATGGTACGAGGTAAACGTAGTTGGAAGCCATCACCAATACAAACACCCTACCAAGAAGGGACGCACAACAGTAAAACATCCTGACAAAGATATACCTCTCCCAACGCTAAAACGCATTGAAGAACAGTCAGGGCTAAAATTTAATTAGCCCTGACTCCCTCCCGACACACAATCAAATAATAACGGAGGTTACTTTCATGAAAAATTTAAAAGCAGAACGCTATTTTTATCCCGCTATTTTTATTTATGAGCCCGGAAAAGAGATTGCAATCGATTTCCCTGACTTGAAATGCGCTACCAGCGGTACAAATGATGATGACGCTCTTTTATCAGCGCGGGAACTTCTCGGCTGCGTCCTTAACGGTCTGGAAGAAGACGGGGAGGAGATTCCTGTTCCCACCCCTCTGTCTGAAATAAAAACGAAGGAAAATGAACGGGCGGTTTTGATTGATGTTTATATGCCATCAGTTCGTCTGGCAAATATAAATCGTGCAGTTAACCGAACGGTCACCCTGCCTGCATGGCTTAATGCTGCCGCTTTGGAACGAAACATCAACTTTTCACAGGTATTGCAGGAAGCCTTAAAGTCACAGCTAAATCTTAGATAATGGGGGAGATTCCCCCTTTTTTAATCAGGAGGTGAGGTATGGAATGAAAATCCGATGTGCACTATATGACCGCGTAAGCACCGATCTACAGGTAAAAGATGGACTGAGCCTTGAGGCGCAACGGGATGCTCTGACAAATTATGCCCTTGCGCATGGATATGAGATTGTCGATTACTATACCGATGAGGGCATAACAGCCCGGAAAAATATGCAGAACCGCAAAGAACTTGTGCGGCTTCTTAATGATGTCAAAGCGGATAAAATCGATCTGATCCTTGTGACAAAACTGGACAGATGGTTCCGTAACATAAAAGACTACCATAATACACAGGCAATTCTGGAAGCGCATAACTGTAACTGGAAAACGATCTTCGAGCAATACGACACAAGTACCTCCAACGGCCGTTTTGCAATAAATATAATGTTATCCGTCAATGAAAACGAATGCGACCGGGATTCCGAACGAATTCGTGAAGTATTTGCATACAAACGCCGTAATGGAGAAGTTCTTTCCGGAAGACATGCAAGCTTCGGATATAAGACAGAAAATAAAAAATTTGTAAAAGATGAAAAAACGCGGCACATTGTAGAAGATTTCTTTTCCTACTACTTTACCGTATATTCCAAACGCGCGACCGTAAACCATATTATGGACAAATACGGCCCGGACTCTCCCCCCGAAACAACACTTCATTATATGTTTAAAAATCCGGTGTATTATGGCCGTGCATATGGCCGGGATGATTTCTGCGATCCCTATATCACGAAGGAACAATTTTACAAGATAAAAGAAACCGGAAACCTGAAGACATACACCGGAAACAATGAGCCTTACATTTTTTCCAGTCTTATTAAGTGCCCATTTTGTGGAAAAAATTTTGCTGGTTATCAACATAAAACAAAAAAGAACGGAAAAGTATACATCAGCCCGGTATATCATTGCAAGCAAAAAAATCGTGCAAAGTCTTTATGCCGCGGCGGCATCGAAATATATGAAAGCACCGTTGAAAAATACATACTTGCGAATGTAGATAAACGGCTGCGGGAGCTGACAGATACGCAAATGTCTTTTCGTATGTCGTATCAGAGCGCGGCACAATCCGATCCTGGAAAAGAAATCGATAAACTGAAGAAAGAACTGACAAGACTTAATTTACTGTTTCAGAAAGGGAGGATTGAGGAAGAATATTACGAAAATGAGTATGATAAGCTTTCAGGAAAAATAAGGGAATATGAGACTCTTACAAAAGACCTGTCTGAGACCTCATACAAGCCTCTTTTAGAAGCTTTTTCAGGCGACTGGCAGAATATGTACAACAAACTGGATAAGGAGCATAAAAGGGCCTTCTGGCACGATAAAATAAAGGGTATATATATAAATCCGGATACACATAAAATATGCGGTTTTAATTTTTTGCATTAGTTGGTGTACTAAATAACAATCTACAACAATGTACTCCGGCACGACCACTCTGCTCAATACGATCTCTCCTGTTTCATCCATCGGTTTAATCTCATCCTCCGGAATCTTTGGAGGATATTCTCCGTAAAGCGTATGATCCGGAATCACGAGAGTTTCTTCCGTCCCATATGCCGTTTCCAATGGCGTCATCCGGATATTCTGCACGGCCGTTACGTCCGGCAGCACTTCCACGCCGGAAATCATGACCGGCTCATATCCGGGCGCCTCCACGGTCACGTTATATTCCGAGTAAGGCATCGGAGATTCCGGTGTCAGACTATAGGAAAGAGGCGGTGCGGAAAGCTGCACTTCCTCTGCCTGCCCGGATATATCCGTCTCCAGTGTTTCCACTTCTGTCTCAGGTGCTCTCGTATAGGCAATGGAAATGACGGCGTTCTGAATCGGTATCAGGCCGATGTCCGAGGTCACATTAATCTGCAGTCCGCCCGTCTGCTCTCCTTCCCCTTGCGCCATTTTAAACGTTTTCCCGTTCATATAGTTACCTGCTTTAACCTTATTATCTTTCTAATTATCATATGCTGGTTTTGGTGTATTTCATGATGAGGCACTAGAACCACTTTATAAAGATCGTATTCCAGTTGTCATCAAGAATACAAATAGACCAACTGATAAAGGTACTTACATTGTGAGTGAACGTAACATCTCTCATTTATCTCATATCGTTTCAGGCGTTAGCTGTGATAAAGGATTTACAATTATAAACGTCAAAAAATACTTAATGAATAGAGAAGTTGGATTTACACGTAAAGTACTTAGTATCTTAGAAGAAGAAAATATTTCAATAGAACATATCCCATCTGGTATCGATAGTATTAGTATTATTATGAGATCGACTCAAATTAAAGGAAAAGAAGAAAGAGTTTTAAGTAAAATTCGAGAAAACATACAAGTAGATGAATTAACAATTGA